CTTACCCACTCACCACCAGCTTTCCAAAGTGTTACTCGACCAGCTTTAGATTTCTTACCTGAGTCAGTGATAGGATCTTTCTGTACATCAATCCACTCGCCATTAATCAATGCAGCAGAACACTTCATTGCGAACTTTTGAGTGTCACGATCCACTTGTTGGAGCAGAGCACCACCCATACCAAAAGCGATGTTGTCAGCTGACCATCCCATCGCCATGAAGGCACCGAGAATGCTACGAATAGTCAATTCATTGACACCGTCGCCTTGGATAAGACGAACATTGTTCAGCACTTTGAATCCCTTGGCGTTGACAGTGTAACCAAACTTCTGACCAAGAATCTCAATCAATTGACGGTTAACATCAACAGGATCGCCACTGTCAGGACGAATAACAATAGTTGCACCACTATCAATAACTTGTTGACGTAGTTGCTCACCCCAGAGCTTGGAAGCGGCATTATATACATCATAGCTGTCGCTGACAACAGCAACAATGGAACCAGGTTTGGCGAATTGAGTAACCATGTTAGCATATGCTTTTACCTCGTTGTCACGACCCCAAGAAGTGATTGTACTATGCTCGGCAGCAGGGATGGAGAACCCAGCAATGCCAGCGTTGTAATACTCACGAGCATACAAAATGCCCGTAATAGTATCTGTGCCCATAAAGTTAACGAGGTGAGCGGCTCCACCAATCCCAGCAGACTCCATGCTAGACACACCGCGAGCACCAAAATCGTGCAACTTAAAATTAATAGTTGTAGGGTCACCAGTTCGCTCCAAATAGTCAAGAATTACTTTCTTGATTGTGTAAGATTGAGTAGATACAGTGGTAGGATACCATACTGCACGCAATAGGGCAGTTTCAAGATAAGTGGTCAACCAAAAACATTGAGGATCCGTATTTTCAATTGTTGCAAGTACATTTTTAACAGGAACCACAGTGCCTTCAGGTACAGCACGGATAACGACTGGAAGGTAGCCGTTGTGCACACGTAGAATGTATTCCCATCCTTCTCGGTTGAAGGGTTCTCCGTGAGCAGTAAGTATTGCATCCGCAGTATCAATGTCGGCTTGAGTAATTGGGTCAAGTAGGTACTCCTTGATAAATGCCTGCAGTCCGAACATCACAGTTTGGTCATAACGACCACCACGAGATTCAATATAACTATAAACACCAGTAGTGCCAGCAGGATATTGTTTGAACATCGAGACTTTGTACGAGTCAGTATTCAAGATAATTGATTTTGCGAGTTTCATAGTAAGCTCCTTACAGTTTTGCAAATGCAGGCATCGGCATGACACCTGTTACTTTTGTTACGATGTCTTTGTGATCATCGTACATTTCGATGTTGTTCAGTGCATCAGTAAGTGGCACCCACTTGCACAGAGCAGCATCATCGGCACCGTTGGCACGTGGCAGCGAGTAGTCAGGGTTTGGACTAATACGCATGTACACAGCCATGGTGTTTCGGGGAATACCAAACGATCGATATGGATTATCAAACAGTTCGGTCTTTACGATTGAGCCACGCAGAACTTTCTCTGGAACTCGCACGTTTGTTTCTTCAATCAACTCGCGGATGGCACAGTCAAGAAATGTTTCTCGCTGATTGCGAAAACCACCTGGAAGTGCCCAAGCACCTTTTCCTGGGCTAAACTTGCGTTGGATAAGCAAGATGTGACCTTGACATTCAAGGATTGCATCGGAACAGTTGAAGTTGAGTGTTTCGGGGAATGGATAGTTAGCAAAGGTTTGTTTTTCTTTTTGATAGAATGCATAGTCTCCACGGACAGTTTCAGGCATCAAAGGATCGTTCTCAACAAACATTCGAGTACGAATCTCTGTTGCGTCTACCGAATGCTGCGCCTCGATAGATTTAAATTTTAATTCAGGAAACCACTTAAGATAATCGTTGCCTTCTTTCATATGACCAAACAAGGTTGGAGAACCCATGGCATAATGTTCAATAGTTGCACGAACATCAGACATCCATTGTGTGTCTGAGTAGCGATAATCGTTTAGTGGGATGATTTCATAGTTGCTAATGCGCTGGGCATGCAACTGCAGTTGAAGCATTTGCTTACGTTCTGTAAATGTCCAGGGATTGCGAATTGAACGGCATTGATTAGCCGAACCAACGAGGATGTACAGTTTCTGTACTTGGGAAGCAGCCACGCCCAGAGCGTGGATATGACCTTGATGTATGGGCTGGAATCGCCCAATAAAAATACCAGTTTTCATTTTCTTAACTCCTAAGAATTCATACGAACAGACTGCCTGTTCATTTCTATTTAGTCAACTTTCGAGATAGTTGCTCTCCAAAAGTAGTCAGGACTGCCACCTTGTTCCCAGTGGGTTTTATACTTTTCAGCTTCTTCCAGAGTTGTAAAGAACTTGGTATCATTAGGGTCTACACGCTGACCCCAACCACGTTCATACTCAGTGACTTCTACTTTATAGAGACCGTTTAGCTTAACTTCTGCCATACTATTCCCCTTTCCATACCTTAATTATAACTCAGAACCTAATTTAAGTCAAGCACTTTCTTGTTCTATTCATCAAACCCGACATAGGTATTATGCCCCATAGTCAAACAAAAGTCAAATAATTACTAAATACAGCTATGCACGCTTTTGTGCATTCTAAAAGGAAGGTGAGATGGAACTGACATTACAACAATTAAAACAGTTGCTTCCAAAGAACCCTTATGTAAAACAATGGCACCATGCTCTAGAACAGTTGTTGCCAGAATATGAAATTAACACCCCGCAACGTATAGCTGCGTTTGTTGCACAGTGTGCACATGAATCGGGTGGATTTATGGTTCTTAAGGAAAACTTAAACTACAAAGCTGCGACTCTTCGCAAGATTTTCCCCAAGTATTTCCCAACAGATGCTATGGCTGCAGAGTATGCTGCAAAGCCAAATAAACAAGAAGCAATCGCTAACCTTGTTTATGCTAATCGTATGGGAAATGGCGGTCCTGAGACTGGTGACGGATACCGTTACTGTGGTCGTGGATTGATCCAACTAACAGGAAAGTCAAACTATTCATGGTTTGCTGCTTCCCTAGATATTCCAGTTGAAGAGGCTGCAGAATATCTACAAACATTCGAGGGTGCTGCTCAATCGGCTTGCTGGTTCTGGGAAACTAATAACCTAAACCGTTTTGCTGATGCGGGTGACATCAAAGGATTAACAAAGGCTATTAACGGTGGTTTCATCGGACTTGAAGATAGAATTAAACATTATGAACATGCCCTACACGTGATGGGAGCATAAGAGATGAACGATCGTAAGATGGTAAGATGGTTACTCTTACTTTTATTGTTACCGCTTGGTTTAGCAATGTGTAGTAAAGAGCAATTCCGTTATCCATGTCAAGACCCCAACAACTGGGATAAAGATTACTGTAAAATGCCTTTATGTGATGTGACCCGCACTTGTCCAGAACACATCTTTAAAGGTCAACGTGACCCAAGATTAGGACCACCAAAAGATGATATCAAAAATACTGTTGTACCTGCGCAATCTCCTGCAGGATCTAATTCAGGAAATCAAGGAGCCAACTGTGCAAAATAAAGATACATTTGTCTATACTGATGAGCAACTAATGGCTCGCTTGAAGTTCTTCATTGGTATTTGCTTATCGCTTACACTATTTGGTATTGTGTTTGTTGTTTTGTATTCTTTGATCTTTGTTACTCAACCATTGAACGCTATTAGTCCGATTGATCAAAAGTTCTTTGAGCTTATTGTTCCAATCGCTACATTCTTAACTGGTACTCTGTCAGGTATTATGCTTGCTGGAAATAAACCAGAAGACCAAAAGGCAATGTTAGAAGCTCAAAAGATGGCAGCTGATAACTTTGAAGCAACTAAAAAGATGATGACGGCACCACCACCACCAGCTCCAGTTGTTCAACCAGTATTTCAAGCACCACCTGCTAACTTTGTTCCGCAAGTGTTAATGAGTTCTACTGGTAAGCCGATGCCAGCTCAACCTGATCACCCAGAGATTTAAATGAATTTTTGGCAGAGCATGTTACAAGACGGGCACGATAAGTCGTGGAGCAGCAAACGCATTATAACGTTTCTTGCTTTTATTTTAGTGTCTGTTGCATTTATTGCTGATCAGTTTACAATTTACAAAGCAAACGAAACTTTGTTTGATTCAGTAATATATCTAGTGATAGCAGGTTTGGGTTTCACTGCTTCAGAAAAATTCGCAAGAAAGGATAAACCAAATGAGTAAGTTAGTTGCAATTCTAGTAGCAGGTATGATGTCTTTTGGCGTCGTAGCTGCTGAAAAAGAAAAGGTTTGCATTGATGTTAAAGATGCCAAGACTGGTAAAACTAAACAAGAGTGTAAAGAAATTAAGAAGCATAAAAAACTTGAAGGAACCGAAGTTCCTAAGAAGTAAAAAGAAAGGGAGCTAACGCTCCCTTTTTATTTGGCCAGAGGGTTATCTAGTGCTTTTTGTATCTTGTTATCAATACTACGCTCAATAGAACTCATCTTACTGTCTACGCTACGCTCAATAGACTTTAAAGATTGATCAACCTCTTTTGTATTCTTGCGAATTTCATCTCGTACTTCTTTAACAGATTGGTCAGCGTCACGCTGGCTTTGCTTCGCTGAGCGCTCAACTGAGTCAACAACTCCTTCTAGGCGACGAATATCACTCTTTAGATCGTTCTTAATATCTTGAGTATATTGAACAGACTTCTCTGATTTTTCTACCACAATATTCATCTTAGCCTGCAGCTCAGATAGATCAGGTGCAACGTATTCAGCAATACGCTTTTTCATACTTTGGTAGTCTTTGTAGACTTCAAATGCTCCATACAATCCACCAAGAATAGAAGATGCAAGCGTAAATGCTACCATAAGTTTAGCAGGTGTAAATTCATAACCACCAATACTGATAACAGTATCTTTACTAGCATACTTTTTAACAGCAGCTTCTGCGTCATCAATTTTCTTATTGACGTCTTTAATTTCTTCTGTCATTTTAATTTCCTCTGTTATATTGAGACTCGATTATCTCGTTATGTAGTTTATCAGATGGTCCATAAAGACCCATTCCTAATCTTCTATTGTCTACATTATTTTGATTATTATAGACTGTAAAAGGTTTATACCCAACAACGTCTTTTATAACAACTGTTGAATATACGTCAAACCCTGGTGTAAAGCCCATTGCAGCAATTACAACGTTTTGAATCTGTTTTTGTGTTTCTATATCAGCAACCTTACCCATATTTGAAGCAAGGTTCTTTCCTTCTTCTACAGCCTTGGCTCTGGCGACAGCTTCGCGTTTTGCTTGTAACTCTTGTCTTGCAGTTGGCGCAGCTGCTTTAGTCTCAGTCGAAGTATTCTGAGCAGTTGTAGACGATGGTGAACTTGGGCTAGTAGCATCTGGCTTTTTCTCCTCTGCTTTTGCGGTCGGCGCAGCAGCTGTTGTAACAGGTGCAGCTACAAGTGGAACTGTAGCCGTTGCAGCGGCAGCAGGAGATGCTGATGTTGCAGTTGAAGTTATAACTTGGTTAACATTACTATCAGAAACAACAGGAACAGATACGTTACTAGAAGAATCTTGGGTAGCATTTGTGGTTATACTTGTAGTTGAAGGTGGGTTGTTTGTTCTTCTTAACGCTTGTTGGGTGGCGTAAGCTGTAGCATAATTAGGACAAGTTGTTGAGTAAAGTCCATTAACAGAGCACTGTTGTGCATGGTACGCTTCAGCATATCCTGGACAAGAAGTTGAGTATAGTGCATTTGCTGAGCATTGCTGATTGAAGTACGCATTTTCATATCCCTCGCATGTAGTTGAATATAGTGGGCTAACAGAACACTGATAATTTAGATAAGCTGCTGCATATCCTGGGCAGTTTATATCATACAATGAGTTTAATGAACACTGTTGTGTAAAATATGCTGCCGCATATCCTGGGCAGCTAGGATTATACAAAACACTAACCGTACACTGCGCTGTAAAATATCCTGGGCATGATGGTGAAGATAGCGGATCAGATAAACAAATGTCTGTGCCAGTAAAACCACCTATTGTATTCCAACTAACACCACCTGTAGTTGTGTTTATGTTTAAACCCTGCCCATGATAATACTGATAATACTCACCTTTTGACAAGTCTCCTGACATACCTGAAGTTACAGCGTTCCAGTTTACAAGAGCGCCTGCAATTCGAGTATCAACACCGCCAGATGAATTAATCTTAATTTCAAAACTGTTACCACCGTTACTAGAACAGCATTGACTTAGGTTATACCAACCATAAGTCATAGTATTATTCTCTCTTAGGTAATATTGGTTTTGACCATTCCAGCTGTATAGATCAGTATGAACTGCAAAGATAGAGTAATTCCAACGAGTATCTCTAGTGGTACTAAGATCAACACCTGAACAGCATGCACCGTAAATTCCAGATTGTGTTGGATCTACAAAGGTAACCATACCATTGGTCATAGCCCAAGAGTTGTTAAACGTTCTTCCCCAATAAGGAAAATCAAAACCCAGAGGTACGTTTCTATAATCATCATCACCTGATGTTATATTTACTACATTTGGATTTGATCTAATATCCTGAAGTGGAAGTGCGTTGACCCCAGTACCCACGGTCACTGAAAGACCTGGGGCACCAGGGATAGGCACTGTAACTATTTCAGCATTAGAGAATAAAGAAGTGCCTAGTAGAACTACTGCTACTAGAAACTTAATCATTTTTTCTCGCCAGTTTCTCTAATTGGCTCTTCTTTTTTCTTTTCAGGAAGTTGAACGATATCGTCTTCTTTGATACGTCCTTTTACAATCCAGATTTCCTTAGCCTGTTCGCCAATCTTACCCTGAACAGGACAGGGTGTACCTGCGTCTAACATGGCTTTAAACACACGGTCGTCTTGACATAGAGTAGCAACGGCAGCTACTTTCATACCCATGTCATACAGGTTCTTGGATAGTTTGATTCTTTCGCAGTTTAAATCTCTTTGTGTACCACCCATGGAGATACCAAGAATTTGAGTTTGTACTGCACCTGATGCTGCCACTGCGCAGACATCGTTGTTAATTGTGGTAATTGCAGGAGCCACTGCAGTTGGTGGCGGTGACTTAACAGTCGTAGTGCTGGTTGAGTTAGAATCTGTGGTAGATCTACTAGTCGAGTCAGTTACGATAGCCTGAGCCATCGCATAAGATGTAGTCATGACAAAAAGCACCGCTGTGGCGATCTTCTTGTTCATTTGTTGCCCTTTTATTGTTATAGTTATAACAGGAGTATAAAATTCCTGTAACTATATTTAGGCAACTCAACTTGCTTGCACTGGTTTTTCACACTCTCTGCATGGAGTGTTTCTATTGGGGTTTAGTGCCCCACACACCTTACATTCGTACTTCATTTTTTCTGTAAGTTTTCTACTTCTTGTTCAATTGTTCCTACCTTATTAAGAAAAGAGTTCAACTTGCGTTTTCTTTCTTGTTCTAATAGGTCGCTTTCAAATCTTCCTAAAACTTTTTCTTCAGGCTGAACTCTTTTATAAAGTTCAGGCTCCCAGTCTTTTTTAGGTTGTTCTTTTTCTTCTTCAAACGCCAGAGATTCTTCTGAGATCTCTGGCTCTGGGTCTGGAAAAGTTACATCAGCTACCCATGCGTCTGGTTTATAAGACTCTGTTTCTACAGGTTCTTTTGGTAACTGTTGTATATCTTTATCCTTACGTAATTGCCAGTTCGCTGCTATCAGTAGTAGAACTGCTAGCGGATCGAACACGGCAACAATCATCATAATTACGATTCGGACGGCTTTCTCGAGGATTTCCTCGCTGGCGCTTTCTTCGTAGATAAGGGCTGCGATGTATTTGATTGGTCCGACTTCGGCTTCGACTTTACGGACTTCTGAGGCGATCGGGGCACGTTGTTCTTGGAGGGATGCGATCTTGGTTTGCGTGTTGCCGATTTCGTTAAGGATTCTGGCTCGGTCTTTTTGTTGTCCTCGACGGATGGCAATTGAACGATCGGCTCCTGCTGCATCGGTTGTTCGACTGAGGGTTTGATTAACCTGCTGATCCAATTGATTAAGTTCTGAACGAGCTGCATTTAAGTTTTCCTTTTCTGTTTTAATTTTCTCATCTATCAATGATAGCTTTGCTGTAGATTCACCAGTAGGAACTGCTTGGTCTAAGTGAGCCTTAGATAGATAACCAAAGATACCCATTGACGTTAGCATCATCAATACTACTAACGCAATAGTAAAGTATGCCATCATTAGTTTTGGAATTTGCTTCCAGTTACGATATAACCATGAAGCAACAACTAACTTGGACACCTCTAGTAGAGAACCCATGATGAAGATCGGAATTGCTGCGGCTGCAAAGATAGCTACCATTCCCATGATAGAATAGTATGCTGCCACTGCAGATAAACCTAACGCTGTTCCGAAAAGTAAATATGTCATCATAGCTTATTTAATATGTGAGAACCATGAACTCGAACAGAAATTTGCCCGTTGTAATAGTCTGTAGTTTCCAACACCCTTCTAGTAAATTGCTCGCGAGCCTCTATGTAAGAACATTCGGCTTTTGATTTACATAAAAACAAAATCTCCCTGCGAAAGTTGTCTTTCCCAAGGAGCTCTACATCTTTATTTAGTTCTATGCTAGAACCATAATATTCTAGCCAATCAGAGTCAATCTTTGACTTGATTTTCTTTTTCTTTTTAGTGCCGTTTTTAAGTGTAACGGTCTTGTAAGAGGTCTTACTAAACTTAGCAAGTTTCTTACCAATGTATTTGCGATTATTGGTCATATTAACTATCAAATATACAAAACCCACACAATCTTCTGGTAATTCTTTTACCTCTTGCTCTTGATAAATCCACATAGTAAGCACCGAAAAGTTATAAATAGTTGTAGGTCGCGGAACGGCAATTCCCACCTACTCTAACATAAAGGATCTATGTCAGCATGACTATTTATTGTACTTATCTAACTGTCTATTCTGGCAGTAAACTACCACCATTTTATATTGGATCATCTAGCGTTTCTAGGGTAGAAAGCGGATATCGGGGAACTGTTTCATCTAAAATATATAAAGATATTTGGAAGAAAGAGTTAAAAGAAAGCCCACACCTATTCAAGACTAGAGTTTTAACGAAACACAATACGAGAAAAGAAGCAACAGATAAAGAACTATCTTTTCAGAAGGCATTATCAGTTGTCACATCTACGTTGTATATCAATATGGCTTACGCTACGGTTGATGGGTTCTTTGGCACACCCCAAAAAGGATTACCTAAACGTGCGTCAATGCGAAAGAAGTTAATTGGTAACAAAAACGCAAAAGGTAATACTAAAAATAAATCTGAAGAACATAAAATAAAAATTAAAAATGCTCTAACAGGTAAGATAAGGTCTACTGAACACTCAGCTGCCATATCAAACGCAAAGAAAGGTGGACACTGGTGGAATGATGGTAAAGGTAATACCATGATGTCCAGGCAGTGTCCAGGTGAAGGGTGGTTTAGAGGAAGAGTTTATTCTTCTTCATCATAGTCTTCTTCTTCGTAAATATCTGCTGAACATACAGGGCAGTAAACAATATCCTCTAGTCTTTCATCTGACTTGAGAATAATCTTACCACGTGCCTCACATTGTTCGCATTCGAAATGTTTAGTTGCCATTACTTCTCCTATCGTTGAATCCCAAAAACTACATAGGCTCTTGATTGAGTTGCTTTAAAAACATAGTCACTACCAGCAGGAATGTAGATTAAGTCTCCTGGTTCTACAAGTCTTTGATTATCATTAATGGTAAACTCGCTATGACCAATTACATTCCAAATAAGCACATCAGTCTTTGACGCATACTTACTATCACTCTTTGTAGTGAAAGATGTATACAAGTCAGCGCCAAGAACTTCAACGTTTAAATGTTCATTCAAGTATTCTCTAACTGGACGAATTGAATCAATCTGATCAGCAGCTGGCAGTTTATAACTTAAGATACTTACTGGCTCGCCTACTTCATTGTCTGCGCAATGCTGCAGATAACCAACGACAGTTTCCCATGTAAACGAAGGTTGAATCGCTCTGTTAATTAAAGCAGGGATTTTATTATCAATTCTGTCGTTTAGTTCTTCAATCACGCCCATACATCACTCCATGTTCCACTCAATGCACCCTTAGCATAATCAGTAACACGGTTCTCAAAGAAGTTACCATGCACAGGTGCGTTAATCATTTCCTCAACCCAAGGCAGAGGATTCTTTTTAACTTTAAAAATACCTTTCATACCAAGAGAGATAAGACGACGATCAGCAATGTAGCGGATATACTTCTTAACATCTTCAGCTGATAGGTCTCTCATATCACCACCCTGATAGCATAGGTCAATAAACTTATCTTCAAGTTCAACCATGCGCTCAGCAATAGTATAGATCTTACCTTTTAATTCATCGTTCCAGATTTCTGGATTCTCTTTAATATATTCTTTAAACAGTTTGATCATAGACTCAGCGTGCATTGTTTCGTCAACAATACTCCAAGTAACAATCTGACCCATACCTTTCATCATACCATGACGTGGGAAGTTCAATAGCATAATGAATGATGAGAACAACTGCATACCTTCAGTAAAAGCAGAGAACACAGCAATGTGTTCAGCAGTAGAAGCAACAGTACCATTACTTGAAGAGATATCTAAAACATAATCATGCTTGTCTTTCATCTCTTGGTATTCCAAGAACTGATTATATGTAGACTCAGGCAATCCTAAAGTTTCAATCAAGTGCGAGTATGCTGCAATATGTAAGGCTTCACGTGCTGCAAAACCAGAAAGCATCATACGAATCTCTGGTTGTGGAAAGTGAGGTAGATAGCTTTTTACATAACCACCAGCAACGTCGATGTCACCCTGTGTAAAGAAACGAAAGATGTTTGTTAAGAAAGATTTCTCTTCAGCTGTTAACTTTTTCTTCCAGTCTTTTACGTCTTCTGCCATTGGCACTTCAGTATGTAACCAATGCGCCTGTTCATGCTTTAACCATGCTTCATATGCCCAAGGATAATTGAACGGTTTGAAATAATTTCTTTCATCCGTCATTCTATTTGTTTTATTCTTTACCATTTTATTCCTCGTCTAATACTAGTTGTATTTTATTGTTGTCTATTCTAACACCAGTGACTTCACGATATCCCTCAGATGTTAAAACAATTACTTTGATTTCATGATGACTTTTACTAATTTCACCACTGTTCTTAGGAACTAAGTCCATCCAGTATTTTTTAATTTTCTCAGAGATATCGTATGCGTCCATGATTACCCTTCGCAGGCTAAGCAGACAGAATCATCGCCTGTCATAGCTGTTAAGTCGATTTCTTTAATAACTTCACGCTCAATTCGCTTAGAAACTTTATCAGCTTTAGCGATCTTGTCAGAACGACAGTAGTACATAGTCTTTAATTTTTCTTTCCAAGCCATAAAGTGTACAGCGTGGATATATTTGATATGCGAGTCAGGTCTAAAGAACACGTTCAGTGACTGCGCCTGGTCTATATATACTTGCCTGTCTGCGGCATGCTGGACGACCCAACGCTGGTCAATTTCCATAGATGTCTTGAAAACATCTTTTGTCCAGTCGTCCATCCAATCCAAGTGCTGAACCGAACCATCATTCGCAATAATTGAACGCCATACGTCTTCAGCCCAATCTTCTTTCTCATTCTTAGCCTTCTCTTGAATAATCTTATCCAAGTATCTGTTCTTATTTAAGTGAGAACCCGATAGAGTGTCTTGGCGATAAGCGTTAGCCCTATAAGGTTCAATACTAGGAGAGGTATTGCCCATAAGAATGGAAGAACTAGCATTGGGAGCAATTGCCATGAGATGGCTGAAACGATTACCAGTGCCTTTAGCGTCAGGTGCTTCACCTCTTTCCAGTCCAAGTTGTTGATTAGCTTCATCTAATTTAACCCTTACTTCTGAGAAGATTGTCTTATTAAGTCCAACTGCCATGCTGGATTCCCAAGGAATCATTTTTCTTTGTAGCAGGGCATGCCAACCCAACGCACCGATACCGATTGATCGCTCACGCATGGCCGAGAACTTTGCACGTTCGATTGCGGTAGGTGCATTATCAATAAAATACTGAAGAACATTGTCAAGCATTTCTGCAATATCACGAAGGAAAAGAGTGTTTGACTTCCATTCATCATAGTATTCTAAGTTCAATGAAGACAGGCAGCAAACCGCTGTACGTTCTTCGTTTGTTGGTAAAATAATTTCTGAACATAAGTTAGACTGATTGACTCTTAAACCCAGATCTTTTAAGTGTTGAGGTAACTTGCGGTTGGACTCATCGATAAAGTGCAGGTATGGTTCACCAGTCTGCATACGCATCTCAAGGATACGCTGCCATAATTCTTTAGCTGATACAGTTTCACGAACTTCTTTAGAGGCTGGATCAACTAGATTCCAAGAGTCATCAGCTTCTGCATCAATCATACAGCGCTCGATAATTTCCATAAACGCATCAGGGATATTAATACCATGGTGCAGGTTCAAGCAGCGCATGTTTTGATCGCCCGTTGGCTTGCGCATCTCTAAGAAATTAATAATGTCTGGATGACTAATATCGAGGTAAGCAGCATAAGAGCCACGACGAGTACGTCCCTGACGATAAGCCAGACTAGACGCATCGTACATTTTGAGGTGAGGCATAACTCCAGTCGACTTATCGTCCGCCGAACGGATACCAAAACCGATGCCAACACCACCGCCAAGCATACTAAGCCAATTAGTTTCACTAAGGTTATCAACTAAACCCTCCGCTGTATCTTCAATGTAATTTAAAAAGCAAGAGATAGGAAGACCACGCTTACTACGACCAAATGACAGGATCGGAGTAGCATAAGACAACCAGTGATTGCTTGAGTAATCATACAAACGCTGAGCATGTTCAGGATTACTACCAAACTTACTAGAAACGTATGCAAATCTTTCTTGTGGAGAGACTTCATCGTCTCTCATATAACTTTCTTTTAATCTAATCTTTCCTAGCTCGTCAAACAATTCATCTCGAGAATAGTCTACCTTTATGCCATGCACAACTTCTTGCATAGAATTTCCTTTTATTTTAGTTATTGATAAATTCGGTTGACATAGGGAATGCTTCAGCAATAATCTTTGCACATTCTCTTGCAACTTCCATATGTTCTTTTTGTGTGCCGTTGCTAGATCTTAAATCAATAAAATGAATCCAGCTACGCAAAGTACCATTCATATATAAGCGCGAAACAGTCAGTCCTTCTGGCAGTACTGCTCTGGCTTGTTCTTTGGCAATGCCATTCTCAATAGCCCATTTGTATTCTTTTTCAACTGCATACAGAACACGCTTTTGTGCACGTTCCCATTCAATTGCTAATAGACGCTGAGCTTCATCTGTCTCATCAAACTCTACGCTGTTCTGGCGATTCTTAGTATCTTGAAATCTAGCTTCACGTAATGTAAATGCTTGGCCGATTTCTTTAGTTGGGTCAGCGTATCTTTGGCTGAACTCCTGGAATGAAAAAGAACGATGACGTAAAATTTGGCGAGCAATATCTCTAGTTGTTTCAATTTCGAGACAGGCACTTACCATTTCTAAGGGTGACCAGTGTTTGTGTTTAATTAAATAACGAATTAATTTATCCGCTGTTTCTACGTTGAACTGATTGGTTGGGTTGCTTACGCGAGCGCAAAAAGCAATTAGCTCTTGTGCATCTGTTAGACCCTCATCATACATAGCACGGGATGGCTTCGAATAACTAATCAATTTAACTTTCAATCTTTTCTCCAATCTGCAAAACGTAATTTAGCCGACATACCTGAAAAGGTATTCGTATTTATGAGTTCAAGAATTTCACCTTGAGAGCGACCAGCCAAAATCATATCATTAATATCTTTCTCTTGGACGTGGTCTGGGTACATCACTACATTATAACCTAATTTGATGTACTTATCAAGTTGTTTTACGATGTCTTTGTTGCGAGGTTCGTTATCCATTACGATTGTTGCGTTAGTAAGCAACTGACGGATAGTAGGTGTATCAAAACTTGCACCTGAAACTGCAATCGCATTCGGTAAGAAAAGACTATCAATTGGTCCTTCAACTACATAGATACGTTTACCATAATCTACTCGATCAAGACCATAAATCTTTTCGACATCTTCACCAACTTTGATGGTGTAATACTTAGGTTGCTCGTCACCGTATGCTCTGCCTTGAAAGGCAAAACATTTACCATGCTTGTTAAAGTATGGGATGATCATGCGTGGATGTTCGTCAACAATAGGTTCTTGAAACTTTGGCTCCACACTATTGACGAATGATTTAAACCTTGGAGCAAAGTATAATTTGTTCCAAAACTTATCTGGGATTTTTCTTTTAGCAACATACTTGACCGCAGGGTGCTCACGATCAAGTTTGTCAAGACGTTTAAGGGAAGACAATATCTCGTCTTCCCATTCTACAACCTTTGCGGTTTCTTTTGGTAAGATTTTACCAACGTCTCGATGATCAGTATATTTCGATGCGTTTTCTTTGTATCGCTCTAGGACATACTCGTCATAGAGCGAACTGTTTACACGCTTTAAAAGGTTTCCAAAATTGCAAGAAAGACCACAGTTGTGACACTTAAATACCAGTTCAGATTTCATCTGAAAGATATAACCACGTGCTTTGGTTTTCTTGGATGAACTGTCGCCACAAACTGGACACGAAAAGTTCCAGAGATACGGCTTTACAGTTCGGAAATTTCTTAGTTGACTTCCAAGAATGGAAGTATATTTGGCGTCAATGTATAGCATGATGTAATCTCAAGTAGCATAGAGTGATTATACCCTATGCGATGATAAAAAGCAAGTTTTATTTTAACCAAACAGCTTGGTAAATAAACCTGTGTTTCCAATTACAAAACCCAGAACAACAGCACCGCCTGCAATCATCCAGCGCCATCTTTCAAGAGTATCTACTCTTTCTGAGATCTTGTTCATGTCACTGTCTATGGTAGAAGTTACTTTTTTAATATCTTCTTGCATAGCCCTTTGGATAGACTCGTGCTGCTCTTTTGACGCAATCGCAGCAGCGTTCATCTTATGTTCTAATCTAGATTGTAATTGATCAATCTTGTCCACAACTTCTCGGGTTTGTGTAGTTATACGAGAGTGTATCTCTTTAATTTCTTCGTTCCTTTGGTCTGACACTTTTTCAATACTATCTAATCTTTGTTCATGTACAGCAAGAATCTTACCGATATCACCGCTAACTTGTGCTATCTTTTCAATTGATGTATCTAATTTAGTAACAACGCTCTTAAGAACTTCTACTTCAGTTTCGACTGCCATTTTATTTTACACTTTCGAATATTTCTTTCTGAGTATTGTACCACTGGTTCCAAGCATCTACTCTTGCACGACATTCATGGTATTGTGAGTAGTTAGAAGAAACAGTTGAGATAACATCGCTTAGTTTTGCATCGTTTTTAATCTTTTGCAAATCAGGGCAAGCTACCTTTAGTTCTTGTGGCATCTCAGGAAAATTACGTTTAACGGGAGTGGCCATACAGCCAACTAATAGGAATGGCAAAATTAATAGTGTGTATTTCATTTTCTTTCCTCCGCTGATTCATTTAGCAGTTTAATTGCTTCAGCTGGTATTTCACACTTCTCGTCAATTTGTTCTTTTATCTGTACAATCTTTTCTTGTATAATGTACTCTGTTTCCTTGATAACTTTTGTCTTTTCTTTTATCTTGGAATCAATTTTAGCATTAGCATTCTTACTTTGCTCTTCAGAGATTGCTACCTTTGCCTCTAGTTCTTTTACTCTTGCTTCCCACTTTTCTTGATTTGCCGATCCACCCATCATGTAAACGCCAAAAACTAGCGCAATGATAGCACCAGCACGAATAGCACGCAGGTATTGAGCAACAAAAGGAACTTTACCTAATACTTCCGTGACTAGGTAAGCACCTGCGCCAGCTAGAGTGATTAGAGTAAAAATCCAACCAGGAAGGAAGTCAAGAATCCACATTATGGTTTAACCTCTTTTAACTTTGGCATAGAACGTCTTGCCATTGTTCTAAACTTCTTAATATCTTTTTGATGTACAACTGGACCATCATCAGCGCGAAGACCAGCAACACCCATAGTGTTATTTGTTGGAGAAGATACAACAGCGGCAGCTGGTGCACCACCGTCTTCTTTTAGAAATTGTTCAACAATAATTTCTTCTTCTGCTAAACAAATATCTAAATCATACAACTTATTATACTTAGATTCAACATCAACTGTTGCTTTTGAACCAGCTTCAAGCTGTTCACGAACAACCCATAGAGCTGGAGAAAGAGCACGTGTAAGAGTAAAGTCTCCACGCTTTTCGTTTTGTTTGATTGCCTTCTTTAAAATAACAATAAGGCGATCTAGATAAGTATATGCTTGGCGTTCTTTCTGAGTCTTTAATTGATAAGACTTCTTAAGAACTTTACCATCTGCATCAATAATACCCTGCTTGTATGCATCCATATCCTTAAAATCTGTCGCCAGCATTTTAAGAATCTTTAAGGTATATTGTCTATCCAATAATTGATTCATTAGTAAGTTTCCTTAGAACGGCAATAACTTTTTCATCTAGTTTTATGTCAGATAGTATGATATTATATTCAGGTAGTTCTTCAGGCATATGCCCAAGATAAACTAAAAAGGTTACAAGAACGTCCCAGTTATCTTTGTCAATTTTATAAAACAACATCTTTGTTGCACTGACTCCGAAAACATTATACAGAACAATAATATGATTTAAAATTAAACGTTCTTTTAAATCATTATCTTTCTTATAACGAGTTATAAGTTTCTTAAGATATAAGAACTTTTTTAGATCATCGTCAAACTCCTCAAGGCTGTGGCATTGGGGGTTATCGTAATGATTCATTGCGAATAAAAGAAAATTATTCTCGTTCAACTTTTCACTGATCATTCTATCTCACATAAAACGGGAGGGAACAAATCCCTCCCAACTTCATGATTATTTATTAGGCTGGATCAATACCGATTGTAGTATCGTCAGCTGGTAAGTCGCCACCAGCTTGAACCATAGAGCCCATTGCAACTAGAGTTTCAGTTTTGTTTCTTACATTACCGTGCTGATCAGTGTAAGTAATATTACGAACCCAACCTGGGTGTTGAACACCTTTAGCTTTGTTAGCAGCTACTTGCGCTTCTTCAACAGAAACACCAGCAGTTAGTGCCTTTTCAGCGTCGCTTAGATATTTTGGTTTGCTGTTAGCAGCATCTGTGTTAGACCATAGTGACATATTAATCTCCTTGATTATTTTGAGTTAGGTAGGCTTAGAGTATGTGTAGCGATGCCACCATAAGACTTACCAGTTGTTACTTTTTGATTTGCGCCAGACTTAGAACCTGCTGGACGACCGCGACCACGCTTTGGTGCATCAGCTGGTTTTGCCTTTGGCTTGTCATCATCTTCGTCATCACTAGAATCATAGCTACCACCATAAGTGCCTTTATGACGATAGACACCATCTTTGCTTGCATTATATTCTTGTAGTTGCTGAACGAAGTCAGCATAAGTTTTGGACATAGTTGTCTCCTCTTTATTAAGTTTATTCTGTGATGCTTTTAGTGCAGCATCTGTTGGGGCACCTTCGCTCCCTGGCTTGCGCATTTTTTCACCAGAACCAGCTTTGATTCGTTTCTGCTTGGCATGGATATTATCCCACAATCCATTCTTTTCTTTAAGTTCAGATTCTTCTTTAACTGGCTTCTCGAGTCTGTTGTTTGCTTTAGCATAACCAGCAACGCTACGGCTTGCTTTTTCTCCACTGCGTTTGGTTGGGTCTTTAGAGTGCTTTTGACTATCCAATGAAACCTTATTTGAATAACTCAACAGAGTATCTCTACTAAGTTCGGTCAATTGTTTCTTTTCTTCCGCCACAGCTTGCTCTTTGATCTTGTCTTGAATCTTTTTATAGCGTTGGAAGTTGGCATCCTTATCGGCGTCAGTCTTGCCAAACTTACCAGCATCCATCTTTTTATCAATCTCACGCTTGGCATAACCAGGAACAACCTTGCGTAGAGTCTGTGGCAAGCCTTCTGCCAAACCTTGCTCTTCTTTACGTAGCAGTTTAAAATCATGCTTGTCTAGTTTGCCGTTCTTATTTTTGTCCAACTTGTGTTGGTCGCCTTTAAGTTCTTCTCTTACATGCTTCATGGCTTGTCTAGCCATCTGGCGAGCACGTGAATTAGGAACATTAGAAGAATTAGAATTACTATCCATTTCACAAGCAGGTTTACCACATGATCCGTCGACTGGAATTTCTTCTGTTCCGACATTTTTATCTACCTTAACTTGCGCCATTGCTTTTTTAACAATAGACTCAGAGATTTTTTTGATACCCATATTTTGTGCGTTCCCAATTGCGGTTGAAGATGTTACTCGTTGGTTTCCAGTTACAAACTGAATCTGACCAGAGCTTTTTTTACTATCTTTAGCGGCATCAACTGCTCGCTCAGTTGCACCAACATCAATCTGACTAGTTCCTGTAGGCTGGATAGTTGACTCTTTTACATTATCAATATCGTCGTCATCTTGTTTATTACGATTACCAAATTTTTCTGAGTCAAAGTTTTGTCTAGACACAACTGAAGAAGTCTGTCTACGCTTACCAGTTTTTGGGTCAATAATGATACGAATTTTTCTATCTGCAGATACTGTATCTTCTTGTTGTAATTTATCTTGCATATTAACCTTTTAAGTGAGAGCGGATCATCCAGCGATGTTTAGCATGCGTATCAATACGACCAGCTGCCCAGTCTGCTAGACCCTGAACGTCTTCTTCAGAAGCCTGTTCGAACAATTTATTTAGGCTAACCATAACTTCTTCATTAGCTTCTAAAACATTTGATAACATTGCATGACAGTCTTTTGGTTTAGCAGTATCTTCTTCGACTGTAGACTGTTTGATAATATCGCTTAGAGATAGAGGTGCGTACTCGTCTAGAGTTCTCATCTGTTCTGCAGCTGCGTCTACTGCAGCAAAAACTTCTGCATATAATTCGCCAAAGAAATCATGTAGCTGGCTAAAGTACATTCCTTCTACATTCCAGTGGTAAGAATGAGTCTTGAAATACATCTGATATGTATTTGCAATTACAATTTGTAAAGTGGCTTTTAGTTCATTTGAGAAATTCATAATTAACTTCCTACAGCATTAACGTTATCGTAAATAGAGAACTGCGCAGTTTCAACTTTTGGAGTCCATCCCATTTTACGAAGTTTAATAATACAATGACCAGGACCATCGAATGTAAATCTTATATCTTTATCAGCATAGACACGATCAGCAATACCATGATGATCAAAATCATATTGCCCACAATTGATTAAAAAATAATGGTTATGAACTAAACCAGTTCCACCGTTTACAATACGAACTATATCAAGTTGTTTATCTTTCTTAAGACCCCACCAGATACCAGTTATGAAAACATGCGAACCTGTGTGATTAGCAAAGTGCCCGTCTAGTTCAGAAGAATCACCAGCTCCTGGTACATACACTTGAGTTGGCGTTGTCAACCAAGTGCTTAGACTTAAATCTAAACTTTCACCAGAAGATTCCATTGTATATACTTTAACAATAGCTTCTGTTTCTGTATTTTTAAGAATGTGAATTTTAGACATTAGTATGCTCCAGCAGGTTTAGTATATTTCTTATGAGACATACGTGCTTTTTCAATATTCTTAACTCTTGAAACCATACGTGCTGCTAGACGGTCTACTACTTTTCTGCGTTGCGCAATAAAACGTTCAACACGTTCTTTTTCACCGATAGAAATCTTTGAAGCAGGACGACCTTTTAGTAGTCTCTTTTTAATAGCTGATACGGCTAGGCGTCTTGCTCTGCGATTAGCAACTTCTTGAGTTGAGAATCTTCTTAATGCTACTTTCTCAGCACGTTGACGTTTTGTTTGTGTTCGACGCATTCTAGCACCAGCACGAATACGTTCTGCTCTTGATAGAACTTCCATTAAAGAATCAGAGCTTTCTTGAATTGCTTCAATCTCTTCGCCAGTTTCTTCATCAACGATTGCTAGTTCTTCATCATCATATGCTTCAAAGTAATCATCTTCGTTTAGATTTTCTAAGTCTAACTCTACCTGATTAAATAGTTCTTCTTCTTTAAAGTCTTCGAACTTTTCTTCATGCGGTTCTTGTCCAGCAGCATGAACTTTGTCAACGTTGACTGTTTTACTTTGACCGTTAAAACGTTTTAGTTCTGCTTCACGATTAGATTTTTGTTCTTTAGTCTCTTCACCCAAGTGATACTTTACTCGCATTCTTCTTAGGTTATGATTGTCTGAACCATTCATGTGAACAGCGCCGACTTTAGTATGAGGCTCGTGAACCTTAGCGACCGCTGCGTCAATATCGCTTTCAGTTTCTTTATCGTTATCTACTTTAACAGGAGCTTGTCCCATACCCATGGTCTTACGGAAGTCATGTAAGCTCATTAAGGACTTGGCAATGTTATACTTTGACTTAGTATCAACAACTGGAGAATCGTTAGCCTCTTTCATTTGAGCTTTTGTATTTTGTGCTTCACGCTCTTGTTTTGCTTTTAGATTCTGAACTTCAGTTGCATGCTTTGCTTGTAGCTGAGCAATTTTGGTATCTTGTTGGGCTTTCTTAACGTCACCACCAACTTTACCAGTAGCGTGAGCCATATCAGCTTCTTGTAAGTTTTGTTCTAGCATATATTCTCTTTCCGTTTCTTTAACGTCTTGAATCCACTTGGAAACCTTTTCACCGCTCTGACTTTGCAACAGTAAATGGTTTGAACCTCTTTTTATGATCTTGTAGACAGACTCATCACACTCTACAACATCACCTTCATTAAAAATCTCACCTCTGAAATACTTTTCTCTGAGTTGATCTTTAACTAAATTGATTTGTTCTTTAATTGGCTCTAGACCAAGACCAGAACGAACATCATTCATTAATCTCTTAGCATCCAACTCTCTGATAGTAGTTGGTAAACCATTTTTAAACGATTGATAGTTGCCTTTACTTGCTGACTTAACTAGTCGGTGATCGCAGTCTGGACATGTAGTTCCTGCAATAACAACCTCTACATTTTCAAACTTATACTTACTCAAGGCTTTCTTATACTCTTGAACAAGTTCTGCTGGGGCAACTATAACAATGTGTTTATAACGCTTGAGCATAGTCATCGCATCAGCGATCTCTTTCTGCACAAACTTTGTATTTGGAAAAAACAATTCCAAATACTGAATCTTTTTACTAATTTCTAAGGGATCTATCTTAGCGTTTTGTACCGAGGATACAAAAATGAAGTGGTCAGCCTTGCGCTGCTTTGCTAATTTACGAACCACTTTAATCGCTAATTCATGCCCAACGTTTGGAGGGTTGAATCTTCCAGCCGCAAAAACAGCTGTCTTGGATGGTAGTTCGTTTAGTAGTTCTTTGTAATTCTTCATTTAATCCATCAGTATAATTAGTAACAGTATTATTTAGCGTTTCTTATCCGTGCCCCATTGCTTTTCTTAGGTCGTTATATAAAGACTTTTTATGAGCAGTAGACATATGACTTGGTAAACCTGAGTGAAACTCTTTTTCATTACCAGAGGCTGCATGTTCACGCATCTTAGAAGCACTCATACCTTCAGCACCTTCAGCATCAGGGTCTCGTTGCCCCGCAGAGTGAATAGTAATACTTTTAAAATTATAGTATCCGTGCTTACCTTCTTTGCCATTGTATGTGCTTAGAAGTTTCTTATACTCTTCCTCACGATCTGAACCAGCAACCACATGAAGGTGACGGGCACCAGCCTCATACATAGCTGAAGCGTGGTGCATAATAGTTGGTCGCTCTTTAGAAGCACCGACAACATTAGTATTAGGAAACGCATTCTTTGCATGTTTTACTTTAGATGCAACATCAAGAGGATTCTTTTTAGCATCTTGACTGTGTGATAAAACAACAGCGTGAATAGCGTCATGCTTATTAGCAATCTCGTGAACTTTGTTTACTAACTTTTCATGACCGATTGTAGGTGGGTTCATTCTACCAAACGCCATAACACCGTGACGTTGGTTGGCTTGTTCTTTTAAAAAGCCAAGAAAGTCTAACATTAGCAGTTCCACTTTCTAAGAGCCAATGCCTTACGAGTAGGTTCTCCGTTTGGCTTTTTCATTGGACCATCAACACCACTCATACGTGCACAGAAAGACTTGCGACGATTAGCAGCTTTACTACCTGCTTTTAGTTTAGATGGTGGTGTAGTTACAGGAGCTTTTAGATTACTACCATGTGAACGATTATAAGCGTCTCGACCTTTTTGAGTCAAGCCGCCAGTAGCAGACTTGTAACCCTTAGCGTCAGCAGTTGCTGCTTCATCAAGTTCAGCTTCTTCTTTAACTGGTACACAGTTAGGAACTTTCTTTCCGTTCTTGTCTTTCATACCGACCATTTCATAGCCAGTCCAGCAAGGGTCTTTTTTCTTCTCTGAGAGATATTCTTTAAATGAAATCATTTGCGTACCTTTAATAAGTTTTGTCTAGCGAACTCTGAACGGTTTACTAGTTTGGTTGGTTCACCCTTATGGTTTACAACAAAGCCTTCTGGTTTTGAAGGATTGTCATTGATTGAGTAATCATAACCACCTTTGTGAGATTCTAAAGCAGTAACTAACGTATTCTTTGCAGCCTGTAAATGACTATGAAGTTTAAAAGCTGCATCATAATGTTCTTTGTGGGCGTCAACATGAGCTAATTGCCCTTCACCCTGACCGATCTTTTCTTGTTTAGATTTTTCAGTCTTTACTTTATCAGCCATCTTTTGGTATTTATCCATAACATGCTTTTTAAAGTCTTGGGTATTTGGTTTTGATCCGTCACGAACAGTTTGGTTGATATAGGTTGCTAGGTGTCCAGCATCACCACCGTGGCGATCAATATGCTTGTACATATCTGGATTCTTTAAATGAACATCACGTGCTGCGTGCATATGTTCTTCAAACTTACGTTGGTGTTCTGGTGTATAGTGAACCTTGCTTGTGTCAAAGTTAGCTGTATGAATATGAACGTCTGGATGAGATTTAAACTCACTATCAGAAACGTTTGGAGTTGCTTTCATATCGCCAAGGTTTTTACCCTCGTATTTTGTATGAACAACAACTCCAACTTTAGATCGTTTTACTTTTTCAGCTTCAGCGCCATGAGCTGTATATGTAATAGTGTTTGGTGTAAAAGATACTGAACCATTAGGATGTACCTGATGATCTTCAGAAGTATGCATTAAGTCACCCTGATATACACCATTCTTTGGTGCAACTTTATGTAGGTTTGCAAGCGCATCTTTTAACTTAGAAGATAGACCAGGAGCATGACCGTGGTTCTTATCAATATCTTCTGGGGTGTAATTAATCTTAGGGTTCTTATTAAAGGCTGACTTAGAAGCTACAAAGAACTTACCAGTTTCAGGATGTTTACCAAACACAATAGAAGGAGAACCGTCGAACTTTTCAGTAAGGTCGTTGCTAGCATGACCAGACTTCATATGTTCATGGGCTTGTTTCAGAGCACCTTCAGCGTGTTCAAAACCTTCATGTCCGTGTAGGAATGGTCTGTCTTCAGCATGATGAATGTGCTTTAATTTAGCACCTTCTTCAGCTTCTTCTTTGAGGAAATCTTTAAAGTTTAACATATTCTTATATTTAGGCTGCGACCATTCCCACAAGTTCTGTCATAAGTTTACCTTTTTCAATGTAATTTCTTATGTAATTGTTCTTAGATTCTTGTTTCAAACGGATAGTTATTAAGATAGATCCTTGTTTATCGTCTTGAATACGGACTTCTGGCTTGGTTTTATTAGCAATATAAACAGCCTTTAAAGTCTTATTTTTAAGATATAAGGCATCTCTTAGATTGCTAAACTTGTATACAACTGCTTCTTTATTTGTAAGAGCGACCATATCTACGTCTGCATCGTTTCTTGTGCCATAAAACATTATACCATCTGCCAAACTATCATATAGTTTTTCACGATTAGTTCTCATCATATTATTAAACGCTTCAGCCATACCTTTGTATACCATAGCGTTTGCTTCAACAATACCCATTTCTTTTAGAGTATCAAAGAACTTCTTTTCTAAGGCTGGGGTCATTCTTAGACCAGTTAGAGTCATCCAAAGTTCTTTTTGTTTATCAATCGTGCCACCGCCGACTTGACCAAACTGTTTTGCACCTGCAGCTTTTAATGATACATTAATGTCTACTCTTTTCTTGTCAATTTCAACATAAACGTCTACCTTGGTATCGTTTTGTGCAAGAGTACCAACTGCTTTAACATCAATAGTGTTGTATAGACCATTCTCATAAACCATCTTAGCATTATTAGTAACAGCAGCTGAGTTAGCATACTTAACACTCTGGTTAATAATGCTTTTTAGGTTTCTAATATGTCTGGGGTTTTTAAGTGCCTTAATATTAATAAGGGCAGAGTTAACTTCCCAGGTTAAATCATCAATAACTTTTGGTTCTTTGTTTGGAGATTTAAGTGGACCAATTATTTGCTTGGTATCTGTATCGTTTAATCTTCCAATAAAAGCAATAACGTCTTCTGGAATAACTGGTTGATTCTTATTCAAGAATCTACAGGCAATAGCAGCTGAAAAGATAATCTCAGCCATATCTCCACGGTTTGCTTTACCACCGAACTCTTCAGTCTTCATAATATCACTTAGTGGAACAAGCGCAGTAACTTTACCACCCTTGTCAAATGATAGTTGAATCTGTTTAAACGAAACTGAACCTGTTCTGATAAGACTAGTAATGTCTGCTGACTCGGCGATATCGTTCGCATTCTTAGTCATCAGTCTACCTGAACGTGGGTCTGGATATGTGATCTTATTAAATGGCTGTTGTTTGCCGTCAGCCGTAGTAAACGGAGACTTTGTTCCTTGTATCAATTTTTCAAGCAATGCGATAATTCTAGTCTCGCCATGCTTGCCCTTAAAATCTTTAGGGGTCAATGTAGCCATTAATATCCTTGTGTTTATTTAATATTTAGTTTGTTATATTTACGATCCCAAACTAGAATCTTTCTGAGTAGTAAAGGAATAACACCATTGTGTTTATCTGTTTGAAAGACTTTTTGTATGCCAACAAGGTTCTTAGAAACTTTGTATGTTTCAGCGTGGCGAATTAGAGTAGCAATCGGTATAGTTGGTCTCTTTGTTTTAAAGTCTAAGAATACACAATGTGCATATGCTTCAATCTCATCTCTTCCAGCATGATAGTCTCTGTTATCATCTATTCTTTTCTTACCAGTCTTTTTATAGTAAACTTTGCTGGCTGCATACTCTTCATGCTTACCGTAGTATTGTTTACAGTGTATCAACTCGTGCATAGTTACCTGAATAACTCTAAACTTAAAACGACTCCAAGATGAATCTGTAAATTTATAGTTATTATAATCTGTGTCAGGACTAGTCCAAATATCTAACTCTGATCTTGCTTCATCTGTATAATAGCCACCACCAACTAGAATACGATTAGTTGGTTTCTTTTCTTTGTGAAACTTAATGCTGAAACGCCACTTCTTGAAGTAATTCCTCAAGCCAGTGGCGTCGTTTTTATATCGATCTAGATCTTGCCAGACCTTAGAAGGATTGAATTTTGCTCTGAATGGCAGCTCATTGAACTGCAACATGTCCATAAAATTAAAGTCTAAACTCTGTAGGAAATTCATATGACCTCCTAGAAAGTTCAAACCTTATCTTAATTGTTCTTCTAAGAAGGTTAGAACTTTCGCTTGCTCCTCTAAGTTAGTGTTTGCAAACTCGGTAATGTATGGCATCAATTCAAAGTTGGATAATAGATTACTATATTTAGTTTCCCGACCTCTTAGAAACTGTTCAGATTGCTCAGAACCACGCTGTTTATATCGTTCTTCTAGGATATTTTTTGGTGCATTTAGGAATACAATCTGTAGATCCGTGTCAGGCAACCCCATAGCAAACTCTAAAAAAGACTGGTTAAAGATTCGATCGCCTTCAAAAAGAACATTACAGTTATGGCTGGCGATCCACTCTTGCATCGCTGGCTGAACTGCCATAGACAGTCGGTCGGTTCCAGCAAAGACTTCATCCTGTTCGTACTTTCCTAGAATGTATAAATCACGCTCGGTATTATACATGGCAGAAACTAGCTTGGCAGGTTCTACTGGCTGGAATACTTTTCCTTCCATATACTTACGAAACAGGGTAGTCTTACCTGTTCCTGGAGACCCACCGACCGCAATAAGTTTTCTCACTTTTTTCTCCGCTCTAATAAGTTGAATGCTAATTTCATCATTAGCTTTGATTCTTTCAATAAACATCACATAACCTCGTTTAGTATAGTCTTGAGTTCTTCATCAGT